TAGACGCTCCAATGTAGGGAAGGTGAATCTGCTTTAATGCGATGATTCAAACCACTAATTGTAATTCCTAATAGTTCTGCTGTCTTAACTTGAGTAAGTCCAAGTCTCTTGAGTTCAGCAGGTATTGAATTGAAATAAACAGTTCTGCTCACTTCTCGATAAACTGATGGTTTTGGCATATCTATATATATTATTGAATAAGATAGTATTATATCATCATAGACACATTAGAATAGTTAAATATAGTAGATTATTACTCTAACCTAACAGCGCTATCGCTTGTTGAGCATCTACGTTTGCTTCGCAAGCCTCGCTACTGACCCTGAGTTTAGCCTTGAGGCTCTCACGCCTTCACTGCGTTCAGTTGCAGAATCAAGATTCTTTTTTAAGAGCAAGAGCTAAATACTCATATTCGGTTAAGTTATCTAGTTGGGGAAGTTGGAGACAAAGAAATCCCTAGACTCAATTAAGAGCCTAGAGAGATTCACATTCGTATAAAGCACCTAAGCCGTATCATCGGATGGTCACACTATTACGTTAGTGACTCAGAGTTCATCGCTACCTTGTACAGGCACTCACCCACTGTAACTCTGCGCTAGGCTTAATAAACACTCTAAGGGTTGCCCCAATGTAGAGTTCGTAAGGTTATCGTATATAGAGGCGTTTTCCTACCCATGACAATAACCACAGCCTAACATCAATCAACAGCATACACATTTGGTGAATCTCTTTTTTGTTATTCAGGTGTGAGGGAAACCGTTAGGTCAGACATATCACCTGTCGTGTCGGTGAATGCCCATATAGACCCATAAGAACCCGATAAGGGTATAATACGTATCTAAGGTGGCGTAACACCTAATTTTAACCCTCGATTGATTCTTAGTCTTTCGGGGGTTTTTTCGTTCTGAGCCAAATTATAAACTAACTAAATTTGTAAATGGATAATCTTTGTGAATATTTATTTGTAATAAAGTGTTGACTTCTATATCGCCTATGATATAATATCACCATCAACCAAACAAAGAGTTGGTACTTTTAAACAAAACGGAGATACAAACATGAACACATATAACCTAACAACATTAGAAACAATTTTAATCAACGCACAACTTCAAGAAAACGGTTGTGGTGCTGAAACTGCTGAAGACTTATTAGGAGATAACTTCTCTTGTGCTTCAATGAATGACTTTAGAGATAACACTAAATTAACTTCGCAAACAATCGGTGGCGGTTTGTCTTCACTTGAAAAGAAGGGTGTTATTCATAGAGATGATGACCAAGAAGACAACATCCTTTGGTGGGTAACTGAAGACTACTTAATGTCTATGAACCCAACTCAGAAATTCTCAACTTTATCTATCTAATTCAAAGGGGTGAAAGCCCCACTTTAAACAAAACGGAGATTCAAAATGAGCAAGCAATACAAAGTAGGTGACGTAGTAATTACAACTCAAGATAACTTTGGAGATGAATACCAAGGTCAAATTATAAAAATTACAAGAAGCCCACACCCTTACAGAAACACTGAAGAATTATTTACATGGTATGAAGTTGCCTATATATTTAAAAAGGGTAGTTTCACAACAAGCGATACATCATCTTTTTTATAAAACGGAGATACATTATGACAAACTTAGAATTACACAACCTAGCAAGAGACAACGCTAACCAAGCTGTAGAGGCTTATATCACAGAAAACGGTGAGACACAGTATTGTGGTTACGCTTATGTGAAGATTAAAGGCAACACATCTTTTTACCGTGACCTTAAAAAACAAGGACTTACATCTCGTGACCCATACAGAGGCATGATGGTTGATGACATTTTAGATACTAACACTCAATCACTAGACGTTAAAGAGGCAGGTGTTGAGGCTTATGCTGATACTTTAAAAGAAAACGGACTATACGCATTTGCAGGTTCATACGCACTTTAAATTAAATAGTTAAATAAAAGCTGTACTTATATATCGCCTGTGGTATAATATTCCCATCAACGCAACATTTAGTTGATACTTTAAACAAAAAACGGAGATACAAAATGAAAACATTAAACAACTTAGAGCAATACACTACTGAACATGACAACATAATGAACACACCTTTAGAGGTTGTACAAGGCGCTTACGAGTCTAACTATGGCGAATACTCTATTAAGATTCCAAACGAACTAACTAACAAGTCTTACATTGAAACATTTGACGGAGACCAACCATGCCACTCAGCAGATATTAAAGACATGTTGAAAGAATTAGGTTTAGTCGCTGATACAACTTTAGCAGACTACCCTAGACATGGCGATACTTTAAGACTAATATTTAAAGATTTAGACAAGGCTAACGCTTCTTTATTCTTTATTAAGAAGGTAGCATAATGAGTGAATCACTAACAGAACTACAAATTTCAGAGGACTATCAGACACGTTACGAAGCGTGTCATAACACAGCTCTTAATGAGTTCCTTTCAACAATCGAGAAAGACAAGCAATCATTTGAACATTACTTAGACGACACGCCTATGTGTGATGCTGATATTAGCAAGATATTACTGATTGCAGTATCTTATAAGTTGATGGCTAAGAAGGCTGAAGACTTTCACTACTCAGACGATTATGACCAAATAGACTATGACTTCACTAAAGAGTTAAAGGCTGATTTATTAGATGCTTACGGATGGGAGTTGTAATGGGATATTTTAGCAACTTAGATATTGACGAGCAAGAACACAACGCTCACATACAAGACCAAGAGCCGGACATGAAGGAATACATGACGAGTCCGCAATACGCTGATGAGATAGATAAGGCTTTCGGTTCTCCTATGCAACAAATTGACGACATGATAGATGGATTGGGGTTTTAAGATGCCTACTATCACAGACAACTTTGTATTAATGTTCGGTATGGCTTGTGTCACCGTAGCATTGATTTTACGCACAGCAAGTGGCTTCTTTGAAGCTGATGTTGGAGAGGTGTTAATAGCACTTATGCTTATTGCACAAGCATGGGTACTTTATATAATTTTAGGAGATGACTAATGGGTAGAGGAAAAAGATTAACAGTATCGCAACTAACGGAAATATACGACTATATAGCTTTGGGAATGTCGGCTACAGAAATATCTGAAGCAACCCACGTTAGTATGTCAGTAATATATAAGTATAAGAGCATATATTCTAGTCAGGTGAATAAGAAAGTAAATGCTAGAAAGGGTGACGGTCAAACAAAAATAAAACCAATGAAAGAGACCCCGCCTACTTCCGTTAGCGTTGACTATGCGGATTACCTTAGAGTGGTTGAGTTATGTGAAAGGTTCAATGTTCCTAGGCATATCGGCTTGAGGTGCTTATTACATCCCGAAGAGATGAAGAAACAAGAATCTCAGTTAAACTTAGGTGACAGAGTTGTGTTTCTTGAGAGAAGACTAGCAGAAGAAAGGGCTAGAAACGCTGTACTATTGGAGCAATTATAATGAGTAACGTATTTAAAACACTTAACAAGATTAATGTTAATGAACACACTGAACAAAAAGGAAAACTAACTTACCTATCGTGGAGTTGGGCTTGGGCTGAGATGAAGAAATGTTACCCCGAATCAAACTACACTGTCTATGAGAACGAAGACGGTTGGAACTATCACCATGACGGCAAGACCGCTTGGGTTAAAGTTGGAGTGACGATTGAAGGACTAGAACACATCGAGTATTTACCTGTGTTGGACTTTAAGAATCAATCTATCCCAATGGATAAGATTACCTCAATGAACGTAAATACGGCTATTCAGAGGGCTTGTGTGAAGAGTATCGGAAGACATGGACTTGGTTTGTACATTTATAGTGGCTCTGACCTTCCTGACATCCCTATTTGGGAGAATGAGCAAGATAAAGATGAGTATGTTAAGCAAATCAGTGAAGCATTTGGTGAGTCTAACTATCACGAAGCTAAGAAACTTTACAGAGAATGTACTGAGCGTCAAAGGGCAGAGATTTGGAGATTGCTAGATTCACAGTGCAAAGTGTTTGTAAAAGAAGCATTATCGGTCAAAGAAGACTAAGTTATAATTAACTATTAAACAGAATTAGTAGCGCTTCACTGTGCGGTTATTAATCGGGGTAATCCCTTATTAGTCTCCTCAAGATGATAATTATCATTCCTCGTTAGTTTAAAAAGAAACAGTGTGACTTGTCCACGTTACGGACTC